TATCCGAGCCAACCACACCAGTCAAAGGAAAAACCACCCTGAACTTTGGGTGGTATTCCTTAGATGATGCAGTAGAGTAACAGATATAGTAGTACGATTTCAGATGTTCTAAGACATCATCGATAGTGCCATCATACTCATCAATATCAACACAACACCAACTACCCCAGCCCAAAACATTGTCGTTAGCACGAGTCGAAGCGGATCTGTAGATAGCAGGGCTAATAAGAGGAGAAGAATTACTTCCACCTTTCTGTCCTTCCTGTGTTGACAGCGTGAAGAGCAGCTTTTCCAGCCGCTCCCACGTATCGAAGTCCATCCGCTTCGATGTATCGTTGTCGTAAATGTTTTTGAATAGAGTGAGCGAATACATTAGTCTGTTACTGGCCAGCCACCAGTCCCAAAGCGTCTACCATCTGTAGTCTTGAATGTACCGTCTTTCTGACGAGTGCCGATGTCTTGCCCATAGAGAGTGCAAGTGCCATCAGGTTCAATAACCTTATACACATCGAACAGACCGCCGTACAAACGGCTCTGATACATTTTGACTTTAGGATTAAAGTTTGACTGTACCAATACCCTTGTTTTTGTTTCTGACATACGGCTGTTAGCGGTATCAAAGGCACCTAGCAGCTTTGGTGGACCATCGTCTGTAGCCACGCGTTTACCTTTGCGATCATATTTACCGTGTTCAACCACCTTCATCTTAGTATTTTTACGAATACGTACCAGGGCTTTTTCGTATCCCTGCTTTGACGTAAACTCCTTGGTCTCTTTCTTCTTGCGACCTTCTTTGAAGTCAATGTAGAATTTGACGTTAGACATACTATTCTCCTATGTTAGTCTGACGACTATACCATACTTTCGACTGATTGTAAACTAGAAAAATGCCTCTAGGGTGAAAACTTTTTCTGACGTCCATCCGATTGGATCGAGAATAAGCTTAAGAGGTTCAAGGAAAGTCTTTTCAAACTGCTTGTCGTGGTCAACGTACTTATGCAGGTCAAACTCTTTGGGTAGTACCTGCGGATAGGAGATGACGTTCTCTGCCACAGGGTTTGGCATACGAAGATACGTGAACTTGATCTTTTCGCCGTCCTTAATGGCTTCGTACTTATTGGTCAGGCCTTTCTTCTCCAGATAGGCGTTGTACTTGATAGCACCGCGTACGTGAATGGGCGTACCTTTGTCCTTCTTCTCTAGCTTGGTCACACCACGTGGGAAAGATGTTTCTTCAGGCGGGAGCGCGCAGAAGCGATCGCGGAACTCAGACACATAGTCCTGAAGCTGTTCCTCTGTGCCGGACATAACGATCTTGAAGCAGTCTTTGAATGCATCGCGGACAACCTGCGGCGTCGAGGACTTAATGGCTTCAATGCCCATCATCTTCAGCTTCGGTTCCTCGAAGCGTACACCTTCGCTGTCTAGTACGTTTAGGATATAGCGCTTCTTAGCAGTCCATACGCCGCGATCAGCAATGACCTCACGATCCATAGCCATACGATTGTCGAAAGAGTTCATGCGCTGGTGTAGGTCTTCCATAGACCGTTCGAACATTGGTGTAAAGTGTTCGCCGCAGACTTTGTTCAGGAACTCTAGCGGATTTTTAGGATTCATCTTTTTGACGAATGGATCGAAGTTGACATAGACCGAATCAGTGTCGATGGCAATGACATAGTCTTCATCCGTTTCCAGAATCTTGTTCAGTTCGGCGTTGATAGCTTTCTCGCACCACTTGATGACGAACTGGCCGTTCTTGGTAATGCCTTCTGCCATACGAAGATCGAAGTAGCGATACCACTTGTTGCCGATAGCACCGAACAGACTGTTCAGAAGAATCTTAATAGCCCATTGCTTGTTCTCAAGCTGTGCGATCTCCCGTTCGATCTCTTTGTTTCCTTTATCCTTCTCATACCGCTTCTTGGCCGCAAGCATACCCTTCTTGGCTTCTTTACGTTCAGCATAGTAGTCAACAACGATTTTGGGAAATACGCCTTGTGAATCGTTACTGTACATCGAACCGTTAGCGGCGACTGAGCAGTTGCGTTCTAGCTGTGCCGGATGAATAGGATTGTCATGGTTTAGATAGTGGTCTACATCATCAATGAGGCGGGAGTCTGGTGTCTTGAGCAGTTTCTCAGGCGACATGTTCCACTGTGCGATGATGTTGGGGTACAGCGAATTAAGGTCAAACGACACGACCCAGTTGTACATACCACCTTTGACTTCTTTGACGTAGCCGCCAACGAACTTGGTGTCGATGCCAGACAGGTGATCGCGATTCTTCATAGGCGGAACAACCACATGCTTCTTGGTCAGTTCACGATATACAATAGAATCCCAGATAGCAGTGGTGCCGAACACGTCGGTAAAGTTGACGCCGGCTTTGTAGCCAATAGTAAGTGCCAGACCAATCAGGTCCAGCTTATTGTCCATGCGTTCAACCAGCTCAACGTCCCTGATGTTGTAGTCGATGTATAGCTGATGATTCTCTTTGTACAGATTACGAAGGTTACCATACTCTTCATAGCTAAGCTTCTTCTCGCCAAGCACGACGTGAGCGATATGGTTCAGTGCGTAGCTTTCCTGTGGACCGAAACTATAGGCGAACTTCTGGAATAGGTCAAAGTAGTCTAACTGACTAATACCAACGATCATGAACTGATTCATGTTCTTGTTCTTGAACTGTACCTGCTTGTCACGGACTACGCCCCATGGCGAAAGCTTGTCTTGGTATCCTGGAATGATCTTAGACATACGGTTGTAAAGGTACGGGATATCAAAGAATCGTACGTTCCAGCCTGTGATGATATCAGGATAGCCGTGGGAGTTGTTGGCCCAGAAGTGGACGAAAGCTTTTAGTAGTTCTTCTTCTGAGTCGTAGCGCTGATAGTCTATATTCAAGTGCTGGTGCGGTGATTTGTTCGCATCATATTCACCCATGCCCCAGACATGATACACATCGTCTTTGGACGATTTAAGGGTGATAGCGGTCACTGGAGCGGCTGCTTCTTCAGGCGTAGGGAAGCCGTTCTCTGAGTGTACTTCAATGTCGATGTTGACCGAGTTAATCATAGACTGGTCGAACTTTACCTCCTCGGGAAACATTTCCTGTAGGTATTGAATGACTGCGCGGTCACAGCCCCAATAGCGTTCACCAGATGTGCTTTCTTTCATAGCTACCCAGTTACGCATATGCTTGGGAGAGTTGAGGTGGTACTTCTGTACAGGCTGACCTTCCATGGTAGTCCAACCGGTTGGTCGGTCAGACGGGATGAACATGGTGGGTTCAAAGCCTTGTTTGTATGCAACTTGGTTGCCGTCGTCATCGTAGCCGCGGTAGACGATCAGGTCACCGTATACGTCAACGGATGTGTAGAAACTCATAGCTTACCTTTCTTAGTATATTTGGCATTGTACACCATATAGCGGGAAATGTAAACTAAAAAATGCCTGGTACCGAGTTTAAAAGTTGGAATGTTTTCTGGGTTAAGTTGTGGAGATTTACTTTGATTCTAAGTTGGCTCCAGAGGTGTGCTGTGTGCCAACTGATTAGCTTGGTCTTAATCGACCACCATCGTAGTAGTATAGTCATTAGGTCCTCTAAGTAAAAAGGGTGACCGAAGCCACCCTTTCTGTTTTACTGATATGTACGTGAGTCCAGCCAATGTCTACCATTAATCTGGTAGGGTGCCTGGTTGTACATGATCTTCTGTTGGCGTGCTTCAAAGTCTACAAGGTCAACCGAGTCGGAAAGGTATCTTTCTTCTTCAGACATTGCGGCTCTTTTGGCTTGTTTAGCAAACCAAGATTTAGCGGATTTTAGAAATGACTGCATCGTATCCATCCTTTCTCAACATGTCAACTAATTCACCGGTAGGCATACCAGTGTTATATTCACGTTGGATATAACTCGCTACACCGTAGTAAGCAGAGTTCATTCGGGATTCGATAAGTCCGTTACCCATTTTCCGTAAGAAGTTCAGCATTTGTTGTTACCTCGCTGTGATTATTGATTTCAATTTTGCGAGGCTTCTTCTCTTCGGGCAGAACGACTTCTAAATGAATTGCTAGAATACCGTTCTCCAGAGAAGCTCCTGTAACTTGTGTATATTCAGACAGTCTAAAAGACCGATGGAACTTACGGGTGGAAATACCTTTGTGAACGAAGTTCAAGCCACGAGGTTCGTGGTCTCCGTTGACATGCAGTACGCCATCTTTTAATTCTACCGAAAGCTCTTCTTCCTTGAAACCCGCAGTCGCGATTTCGATACGATACTTCATATCTTCATCTTTAATAATATTATGCGGAGGATAATGGTCTGTAGCGTGCTTGGTCATTTCTTCAAGTTCGTTGAAGATATGGTCAAAACCTACGAATGCGGCACGAGGAAAGCGAGCGAACTTTTGATTATTTGTCATCTGAATTCTCCTAATTAAAGCAAGAAATATGGACCCATGATTGGCATCCACTAATATTTATATTGTTTATCTCTACGCTCAGCGGAAAGATAAGTTCAGTTTACCTCCGATCTATTATCTACCGATATTATATTTCGGAAGTAGCTCCCATTCATTCTTTTCTCTGAATGGAAGAACTTTAATCTGACGAAGCGGTGCAGTGTCATTTGCCTTATCGGTGTTAACAATCGTCAACAGACCCCAGTCAGATAATAGGGTTGCAATTGTATTTCGTCTTTGGATATCAGTCAGCTCAAGCGTAGACTTGTTACCATCCAACAAAAACAATTCTTTAAAGTGTGTGATAAAGTATCGACCTTGCTTGTGCAGGATATGGCACGACTGGTAAAGCTTTTTGTCTTTACGTGACGCAATGCCGATACGAGTAAGCGTTTCTTTGACCTTCAGGAAATCGTCTGGCTCGTTGAGAGTAACTTCGAGCATGTCCTGAGGTGACCATTCAACTGGAGCGTTTTCCTTTTCTTCCACCATGATCTACCTTCTTCTTAATTATATCTATTTGTTCAGTAGAAAGTAGTGAAAGAGCAGAACGAGTTTTCTCATTACTATACCCATAATATTCTTTCACCGCTTCAAAATCACCATCGTGCTTTACTTTGTTCCATTTGGAAAAGCGCTTAGGATTCTTTCGTATAGTATTTATAAAAAAGTCGTTTTGAAGCTTATTGTCAATATGGTGGTTGGCATTCATCTCATTGGCAAGGAGAACCGTATCCGAAAAATAAGAAAAGCTATGATTGATCATATAGGGAAGATAGGATTTTTCATCCAGATCATCCCTGATGATATCCTGCTTGTTGTTGATTGCCTTTACAAATTCAAACGGACTCATTGGTTACTCTCTTTCTCAAATCAGATGAAGAGAATCTGTGATCTCTTTTATTATAGTATAATTCAATTCCGCGTTTTGCACAAATGGCTCTACCTGTAAATTTGCCATTCTTGTATTCTTCACCCAAGATACGAACATTAATAGGAAACATATTCAAGATATCCTCCAAGTCCTGTTCAGTTTGATATGGTACGATCTCGTCGACATATTCAATTGCTTGAAGTTGAATATAACGTTCTACTAAAGTTTGAACAGGTGAATTTTTTTCTGGTCTATCAATAGCTGGATCAGTTTGAAGTCCTACAATCAAATAGTCACATACAGTCTTGGCTTCACGCAACATCATGACATGGCCTGCATGAAGTAAATCAAATGTACTGCAGGTAAATCCTACTTTCATTTAATCTCATCCAGATGCCCAATGTACTGCTCTAAAATATTTTGTGTATATTCTTTAGTATTGATGTTGGGATTGATGTGAGTATTACCGTAGTAAAGCTGAGGTACGGTTTTATGGCCTTCGTCTAAAACAAGAAAAGCACGTGCTGCATCATCGGCTTTAATATTTTTGACGTTATATTTGTAACCCCATTCATCCAACTTTGCTTTCATCATATCGCAATACATGCAATTAGGTTGTGTATACAATGTCAATTCGTGTTTCATTTCCATTCTACCTCCGCCATTAGTTCTGTTAAACAAGCTACAACATTCAATTCATGATCAGCCACAAAGGCATTCTTGTATTGATAATCAGCAAGGATCAATACTGCACGCGGAATACTTCCAGGCTGAATAGTCTCGTACATACTATCATAGATCTTTCTAAAAATTCCAGATGTGTCTGTATCTATATTGCTGGTTACCCAGCTTCTCATCTTCTTGAAGTTTTTAGCCTTAAGATATCCAATAAGGTCGTTAACAGAATTATTGGAAAGAAGACTAAGAATGCCAGTGTCAATACGACCGCTGAGAGAATATCTCTGACACTCATTAATAACTCGGCGCCAATCAGGCGCAAACCTAATGATAAGTTCAGCCAAAACTTTTTTATCATATTCAATACCTTCCTGTTCTAGAATTTTAGTCAGACGCTTCATAAACTGCATAGACAGTTCAGCAAGCATCTTCTTATTAGTGTTAAACTCATAGACGCCACAACGTGAGTGCAATGGCTCAATGATACGATTCTTGAAGTTACAGGTGAGAATGAACCGGCAGTTGCTAGAAAACTCTTCGATG